GTTCCAGTAGAATCACTAGATATTACACCTGTACTACTATTGTAGGTTATACCCCCACTAGCAGATATAGCGTTTCTAGCTCTAGCGGTTGTGTGATATAAGTTTGAAGAGCCTTCTGAAATATCGTCTGTATCGTGATTACTTACATCACTAACTGTTCCAGTTACATTTCCTGTAAGATTTCCTTCAAACGTACCTGCTACAAATGTTTCACTGCCTACAGTCCACTTATCACTTGTCTCATTCCATACAAAGGTTTTGTTAGTGGATGTACCACGTTCAATCTCTATACCACCATTCTGTGATGGAACACCAGTTTCATTAGAGTTTAATAAGATTTGATTATCAGCTAAATTAATAGTCTCAGTGTTTACTGTAGTAGTGGTGCCTGATACAGTTAAGTCACCAGAGATTGTTGCATTATTAAAAGTTACATTGTCAGTAGTACCTACTGCCTGACCAATCGCAACCTCTCCGTCAGTAATTGATACACCAGTTCCACCACTGAAATGCGCTCTAGTATCTGTAGCACTTGGCCCTGTGTAAGTAATAACACCTGTACTACTGTTGTAAGCTAGAGAACCGTCACCACCAGAGTCCGTAATAGAGATAGCACCTTTTGCTGCACTATCTGCCCTTGCTGTTGTAAAGTAAAGATTACTAGAACCTTCTGATAAATTATCAGTGTCGTGATTAGATAAACTTGAAACTGTACCAGTTAGAACGGCGTCTGTACCATCTGTACCATTCTGAAGAACTACAGTTCCATCAGTAGCTACTACGTCACCCTTTACGTTACCTGTTAGTAGTCCTGAGAAACCACCATTACCTGTTACTAAACCCGTAAACGTAGAGGGGGGTGTAACACTAAAAGTACCCCCTACAGTAGAATTACTAAAATCTACATCGCCCAAAACAGTGAGATTGTTGTCTAAAGTTGCAGCAAGTGTTACATCTAGAGTACCTTGAAAGTCAGCATTAGCGCCAGTAAACACAACTGCATCTGTAGTACCAGACTTAATTGTCATATTACCAGATACATTATTTAAACTACCAAAGTCAACACCTGCATCTTTTAAAAGAATGTTACCACCAGCTACATCTACAGTCATATCTCCAGCGACATCTACAAGAAGATTACCTGATGAAACATCTAACTCATTGTCTGTAAGGGTCATATAACCACTACTACCAGCTACTACAGTATCCCCATCAAGAGTAGCTGCTGAGACAGTAGAACCAAATCTACCATTTTTAAATCTGGCACTAGACGTTGAACCACCAAGATCTATAGTGTTATCACCATTAGGTAACACTTGAGTTGAGTTTACCGTAATTTGTCCTGCAGGGCCAACCTTCTCAATAGGCGCTCCTGAGTCAGAAGAACTAGGATCGTGATTATGACCAGATGCACCAGTGAAAGCAGTTTGAAGAGCGATAAACTCAGCGTTAATGTCATCAGCATCAATAGCTTCACCATTAGCTATCTGACCTGTAGTATCTTGTCTTGTATATCCTGCCATTTTAGTTTGTCCTTACTGTCTTTCGTTAGTTCTAAATTCTAACACTGCAGTGTCTAATTTAAATGTTGGGTTAGTAGAGTCATCTTCATACCTAATGGAAACCGTCTTACCACTACCTAGTGCCAATGTTTCATAAACTCTATCAGCAAAACTTCCATAGGTGGATGTATTGTAAATAGAAGTCGGAGCGCCATATAAAGATACTGCACCCGTCGTACTTACAAGAGTGCTTGTAGGGGGGTCAATCGTAGTACCTTTTCCTTGACCAGCAAAATCATATGATAAGCTTATATCCAGACTAAGTGTAGCTGTTGGTTCTACATAGGTAGTAACTCTATAAAAAGTTTTTCTTATTTGAGGATCTTGAATGGGCATATAAGGAGATTCATAAACACACCTTATGTTTTCTAAGTCAAAACTAGAGCCAAACTCCATTTTATAAACGTAGCCTGAGTTATTACCAAACACAATAGTTTCAGAGTTTCCAGTAATTAAACTGTCAGATACGTTTACCTTCATCCCCTTTAATGTAGCCCAAGCTATAGAGTCTGCACCTTGAGCGGAAAACTTTGTTGCGAGTAATCCGGGTGATAAATCTGAGGGAGTAGATGCGTTATAACCAAATATTCTATACTGGGCTTTTTCCCTTATAACTAAAGAGGAAAAACTATTGGCAAGCTTTAGAAAATACTCTGTATCTTTTTTAATAGGAGAAGATGCAACAGCTAAACCAAAATCACCAATTCTATCAGTAGCAGATAATAACCTAATACCATCAGAGGATAGGTACATAATATCTCCACCAACTTCTTGGATGGTTTCTTTTGCAGTACAACCAATATCTAGTGTTATCGGAGACAGATTAAAATCTGAAATACTATTACCGACAAGCTTATGTATAGACCTTTTAGTAAAAATTATAAGCTGATCTCTAAATACTTTTAAACCCTCTATTTCAGAACCTAAAGAAAGACTACCAGCACCATTGGCTGCAGAAAAATCTGTTTCGTCAAAGGGGGCGCTGAATACAAGATTAGCACCACTAGCAAAGAAAAAATGGTTTTTAAAAAACTCTACATCTGATGATGCAGCTATGTCTGGAGAGTTAGAAGCTGACAAAAAAGTAAAAGTGTCATCAGTGTCATTATAAATAGCTGGAAAGTTAACTCCATCCACTAGTACAGTTTTCTTTTTACCACCTAAAACAACATCAACAAAACGAACTCTTTGTCCTAAAGAAGCAGCGGTTCCTCTTAAAGTCCACCCACTTCCTTGACTTTCGTAGTATTTAGTAACACCACCATCAGCCCTAGCCGCCAAAACAAAGTTAAGACCTAAGACCTTAGTAAGTAAAACATCACCTGACCCCGGTAGAACTGTAGTGTCAAACTTAGCAAAACCTTTTATTTTAGAATATCCACCACTTGTAGATGGTTCAAAGTTCTCTAAAATAGTAGCTGAACCTAAAGCATTTACACCCTGTTGAAGAGGGCTTAGGTTTGAAATAAGACCCCCTTTAAATTCTATAGGAAATGTTTGATACTGTATAGCCATTAGTAATGTACTCTAGTGTCTCTTACGTAGTTTGTTCTGTTTATAAAGGTGCTTCTTAAATGTTTAATACCCATAAGAAACTTTTGTTGTAAGGCATTAGCTGCTTGCATATCACCCTTAAACATAAACAAGTAGTACATAGCACCGTCTACAATAACGTGTCTAAAGTACTCTGGTAAAGATGGTACATCAGTAGAGTTAACTAAATCGACAGGCAGTCTGTAATACTCATAAAAAATAGTGTAAGCTTTGTCTGGAGCAGGTACTAATCCGTACTCTCTACTAGGTGTTTGAAACACATAACGTGGCATACCTTTTAACTCAGAGTTATACTCGTAATCTGCGTATTTGTCAAGATATTCTTCGTATGAAATCAATTTTAATTTAACTGTTTCATTACCTAATGTAGCACTTCTAGCTATTCTAAAGCTATCCCAATCAATAGTCTTAGCATCCCCGGGAGTGGAATACCTAACAATGTTAGCTGTAAGTGTCTCTTCTTCCTCAGAGTGATTAAAAGGCCACTCATATTCGTGTTGATTTATAAAGTTAATTGAGGAGTTAACAGAGTCCTTAATAGCAGAATAGTAACCAGTAACTGTATCAAAGTTAGCTGTTGTAAGCTCTACCTCATTAGACCTTCTGTTTATGTCGTTAACTATACCTAAAAAGTCGTATGCCATATTACTGTTCCCGCATTCTTATTTTAATAGATCTCTCTACAGTATTAGCTAAGTTGTTAGTTATACGACAGGTAAACTTGTAGTCAATATTGTTTAGTCCACCAGCAATATATATTGTCGCAACTGTGTCAGTATTAGTCGTAGACGTAATAGTTATATTATTCAGAGTTTGCCCAGCCGTGATCTCTTGCATAACACGGTTCTCATCTCTAAGAAACCATTGAACGCTTGATATTGTTTTATCACCTAGAAAACGTGACCAATCAACACTATAGTCAAGTGTTTCATCTGGGTCTTTGTTAGGCCATCTAAACGCCATTTTATGATCCTTTACTTAGTAATGTAGATATACCTATCAAAAGGTGTATCATCTTTTTCTACGAAAACCGTTCTAAGTTCTTCTACTATGACAACAGTTCTTTCATCAGATGTACTTGGCATTAAGCAGCCCTCGAAATATAAACAGTTCTTGCTCTGTCATAAGCATTCTTAAACTCTTCAAAGTTAAAACCATCTGTAGATAGTGTTATAGAACCCCTACCCACAGTAACTAACGGTAAGGTACTTAGTTGTACAGATGTGTTTATTATACCCTTTACTTCATCAGAAGCATTGAAAGCAGAGCTTGCAGAAGGTAAAGTTACACTAACGTTTATAGTTAGAGTACCTACTTGACAAGGACTTTCAAGCCTTCTTAGTACAGCTTTCTGTGATTCTACCCCACCAAACTGAACGGCTGTGCCAGCTTCCACACCTGTTAGATTAGCTACCTCATCTGTACTGACAGATACTTGATTAGATGTACTAGTAGATGTAACAGAGTCTAAAGTGGTTGAACCATTACTGACTAGTGTAACAGAGTTAACACTTGCTGAACTTGATACACTACCAATTAACTCTGTAATAGTTGCTTCAAGTGCATTAGTTTGAGAAGAAGAGCTTACACCTGTAATAGGTACAACTAAGGTTACTGATGTAAGAGTAACTTCAGCTTCAACGCTTCCAATAAGTATCCCAATTACAACAGGAACAATCTCTGAACTAGAGCTTATACTAGATAAGGTTGATCCACCACCAGCAACAATTTGACCTACAGATGCTTGAGAAGATACCGACAGTGAGGGTGGTATAATTTCATCAATGTCAACTACTAAGTCAGAGACTTGTGATGTAGAGGTGACTGTCGTTAAAGTAGTAGATAGGTTAACTGATAGGTTATTAAAGGTTACACTTGAAGATACACCAGTTAAAACTTCTGTTGTAAGAGAAACTAAATCTGTTACAGAGGCTTGGGATGAAACTCCTGTAGGGAATACTGTAACATTTGAGGTAACTAAAGTAGTAACTGCACTAGCACTACCAGAAGTTGTAATTAAATGACTTGATAAGTAAGGGCTTTCAAATACAGAAAGATCTGAAGAGTTAGCGTTATTACTAAAATTAGATTGAGCGTCAGCCCAATCTGAGGTTGGGTTTGAAATAGATGTTTTCTGATTCCAAACTTCAGCACGTAGTGTATTTGAAGGAACATAAACTTTTACATTATGAAGTAATCCTTCAAAATACTCACTAGATGTTTGATTTGTTCCATTACCAAGTAAAAAATCATCTAAGAAGAATTTGTAAGAGCTGCTTGAGTAACTTCCATAGCTTACACTCATTAGTATATTTTCAGAGTGAAGCTGTTGCCCTGTTGTGGCATTATAGACAATAGCATAAAGTCGTTGACCACTATTGAATATAGAAAGTTTATACCAAGTTTCTTTACTAAAACTATAATTTAAATCAAACTGACCACTAGTTCTTCTAAGTAGTGACGATATAAGTGCTAAACCTACTCTTACAGTACTTCCAGTTTTATATGCGAATAAATAGTTAATCCAACTAGAATGACCATAAGCTGGGTTCCTAGAATCAAATAAGAATTGCTGCTCTGTATTACTTGCAGAGTTATCTATTTTAAACTCTAACTCGACTTTAACGTTACCGCCTTCGTACTCGTTTGAGCTAGTATAATAAACTGAATTATCGACTTGACCTGAGTAATACAGATTAGGCGTTAGAGAGTCACCTAAATTAACCGTTGCATTAACAGGTACGCCTACAAACGGTAAATCGTTAACATCAACAGAAGATGACACTCCTGATAAAGCAGTTTCGACAAGCGTAACTAAACTGTTTACAGTAGCAGAGCTAGAAACGTTTACTAAGCTCTTATTTGAAGATGCAACTAAGAGGGGTCTAGTAACGTTACCAGTTACTGATACAGCTACAAGATTTTCTGATGGGCCTATCTGTGGAGTTCTTACTTGACCTGTAGCAGACGTAGTAAAAAGAGGTACGTCTACTGCAGTAGAAGGAGATTCTTGTGTAACCTGAGAGAATATACTTGAAACAAGTTTAGTGGAATTATTAACGCCTTCTACATCATTAACATCTGTTACACTTGAAACTGTAGTAATAGACTTAGTAAGATTAACTTGTAAATCATTAACATCTGTTACACTTGAAACTGTAGTAATAGACTTAGTAAGATTAACTTGTAAATCATTAATATCTGTTACACTTGAAACTGTAGTAATAGACTTAGTAAGATTAACTTGTAAATCATTAATATCTGTTACACTTGAAACTGTAGTAATAGACTTAGTAAGATTAACTTGTAAATCATTAACATCTGTTACACTTGAAACTGTAGTAATAGACTTAGTAAGATTAACTTGTAAATCATTAATATCTGTTACACTTGAAACTGTAGTAATAACTTTGGTAGAATTATTAACGCCTTCTACATCGTTATGTATTACTTGGCTTTCTTTACCGATCAACGTAATAGACGATGAGACTATTACAATCCCATCGTCTGATAGTGGTGCTGATGCGAGGGGACTAAAGCCTAGCATTTGTTAGCCTTCTAGTGGGGCTGATGGTGGTGTAAAGTTTGCGGTGTATCTTGGCTTGCCTATAGTGACACGGAAGTCTTGGATGTAACCTTGTATTGAAGCAGCACCGCTACCATTCGTATAAGCATATCCAAGCGCAAACGGATTACTTAAAGAAAAGTTTATAGAATTAGAATGTGAGGCAATTGATGTGCCATCAACATAAATCTTAGTAACACCTGATGATCTGGATACTGCAATATGATGCCAAGCGTTTGTTAACGAGGACGTTGTACCACTAAAAACGCTACCAAAGCCAGTTCCAGAAGAATTACCTACAGTGAGAGAAGTTGAGGTGATTCTGACACTAAAACCACCAGAATCGCTAGCAGTTCTATTACCCATCAGTTCAAGGCCAGATTGATAGTACAACCAACACTCTACCGTAAAATCTTGTGTACCAAGTTTTACTGGCTCTTGAGACAAGATATAATCACCAGTTCCATCAAAATACATTGACTTAGTATTGCTAAACTTAACCTGAGCAGTTGAGCCAGTAGTATTGTCAACCAGCTTTAAGTTAGCGCCTTGAGATTTATCAATAATGGAAGCATCTGTGCCTTTGAAGTGTAGAATTGCATTAGAGTTAGAAGCTAAAGGTGCTGTCGGTAAATTAAAATTAGCAGCAGAAGTGCTAGTTCCATATGAGCCATAAAGACTTTCGCTTACTATTCTAAGGTCTGATATATAACCAATAAATCTTTCACTGCTTCCATCCCATCCCAAATATAAATCACCGCTATGACCTACTTGGCTGGCTGTATAGTTTGTATTGTGATAAAAATTTATTCCATTTTTATAGGCTTTTAAAGTATTTCCTGATCTGTCAAGAACAACATGCACCCATCTATTTGGAGTGTGAGTATTACCCGAACCAAAACTCATAAAGCCACCAATGTTAGCGACCCCTCTTACTGCACTATCGTTATTTGATCTAAATCTAAGATTGCCCCATTTTAAAAAAGTATCATCACCAGCATTTGAACCAGTAACATAAACCCAACATTCTACAGTAAAGTTACCTGTAATTGATTGATTAAAATTAGAGATAGTTGCGTAGTTAGATGCATCAAAGTACACAGATCCACCATAATCTGCTGCAGAGTATTCAGGGTAATCGTAGGGTGAGAATGGCTTTATGGAAACATTGCCGTTTATTGTGATTGAATGAGAATTAGTTGAGCCATCAGCAATGTATGGTAGATGGCAAGTGAGTAGCGAAGTATTAGTAACCGCTTCTAAACGCCCTGTAGGGCCACCAGAAGGCGGCGTAATAGCAGTACCTTTATCTATTCTGAAATCTGAAATATAACCGTGAAAATCGCCACCAGTTGCGCTATAGGTTCCTATATCAACAGAGCCGCTACTCGCACCAAATGTTCCTGTGGAATTATTAACCGTGTTAACTGAAACTCCGTCTAAAAATAAAGTTAAAACTGATCCAGACCTTGTAACAGAAACATGATACCATTGGTTTTCTGTGATAGATGAATTGGAGCTTTTAACAACATCATTAGTACTGTGAAAAAAACCAACATAATTATTAGAACTGTTTAAATATAGTTGTGTAGTGCCAATTTTTAATATGCTCGGATGTTGTGAATCCAAAGTAATAGAAGAGGGGTTAAACCAGCACTCAATGGTAAAATTACTATCTAAGCTAAATCCAGAATTTGCGGTCAATGAAAGATTGTCAGATGAGCCATCAAAGTAAGTAGAATAACCCCCACTACGATAAGGGCTAAACGTACCCGCCGTAACACTGCCAGTTACTGTAAAGTTTTGTGAATTTCCTGATCCATCAATGTAA